TGTTAATGAATAACTTAAATAAACATACAGAATATTTAAATAGTAAAGATAAACATATAGAGTACTTAAATAACAAAGTTTATTTTACAAAAGATAACAGACTATTAACTCCTAATGCTCAACCAGTTATGATGGGATGGGAAGATCCCATAATGAAAGATGCAGCATCCTTAATATGTCATAACAAAGGAAAAATACTTAATGTAGGATTTGGATTAGGGCTTATAGACACTTACATTCAATCTCATCAAGTACAAGAACATTGGATTATAGAAGCACATCCAGATGTACAAAATAAAATGAAAAATGATGGATGGGGTAAAAAATCTAATGTTACCTGTTTGTTTAATAAATGGCAAAATGTTTATGATGAATTGCCTAAATTTGATGGTATTTATTTTGATACTTGGAAAGAGTCATTAGATCTATTTCATAAAATAGTACCTAATTTATTAAAACCTGGAGGCAAATACACGTATTGGTCACCTAATGATTTGGAAGTCCATTCTGTATTTAAAACAAATGAATATAAAGTAGAAAATGGTATTACAAAATTAGATTATATATCATCAAACCAAAAATATTACAATATTTCAAAAGATTTATTTAATTATAAACTAATAACTAAAAAATTATAAAACTTTTATTCTTTATCTATAATTTACATATTTATAACAAAATTTAAATGGCTAAAAAACTCTCAAAAGTAGGAATAGTAACTAATCAATTAGTTCTTCCACATCAAGTCACCCAGTCAATAGATGCATTTACTGGAGAAGAAGATTATGATATTAACTTATCTGGATCTTTAGCAATTACTGGTTCTACTACAATTAAATTAGGAGGATTAACAATTTCAGATTCTGTCCTAGGTCCTGGTAGCTTAAATGTAACTAATATTACAGCAAGTAATTTACAAGTTGTTAATATATCTTCATCATTTGTTACTTCATCAACAATCTATACTTCAGGATCAAATATATTTGGAGATGAACCTTCTGATACACATACTTTTATAGGAGGTATTACAGCATCAGGTGTTATGAGTGCAAGTGGAGTTGTATTTGGAAGTCAAGTTCGAACCCCTGCAGTTTTTACAAATACAATAACTGAAAAAACATCTACCTCTGGTGTAACCATAGAGGGTACATTACTTAAAGATAATAATATAAGTACAGCAGGTACTATTACAGCTGGTGGGAATACATCAATACCTAGAAACTCTAAATTTATTTTAGATGGAGATGATGGTAGTAATAGTTATATAACTCAAACCACCTCAAACATTTTACAAATAGTAAATCAGGGTAATACCTTAATATCAGCAGGATCTGCTAATTTAACATTTACATCTATTCCAGTTATAATTTCTAATCAAAATTTCACAGTAACTGGAGGTGTAATTACAGGTGATGGGGCAGGATTAACTAATATACCCGCAGCAGGAATAACTGGATTAAATCTATCTAGGATTGAAAGTGGTAGTGTTACGGCATCTATTTCACCTGATAAAGGCTTTGAGGTAAATACAAACATAACCTCTTCAGGAAATATAAGTGCTAATGGAAATATACAAAACTTAGATGGTTATGCATTATTCCAAAGAACATCAACAGGTGTTGATTCTGTATTAAATGTAAGACAATTATCAACAGGAAATATTGCAGAATTTGGAACTAATACTAACAATGAATTAGTAATAATTAAATCGGATGGAAAAGTTGGAATTGGGACTAATTCACCAACTGAAGCACTACATACTAAGACCACAGGCAATACAGTTGCAAAATTTGAAACTTCACTATCTTCAGATTTAGCAATACAACTAACTAATTCTCAAGGTAGTATGTTCTTTGGACTTGGGGGTGGAGAGGAATTTGCAGTAGGAACAACTTCTGATTTAAATGGAACTGATAACTTATTTATAATAGAACAAAATGGCAACGTTGGTATAGGGAATACTAGTCCATCTCAAAAACTTGACGTAACTGGAAATATTAAAGTAAGTGGAGACATAGAGACTGCAACATTTACAAACCCTACACTAGATATAGCAGCTGGATCAGCTAACATGACAGCAAATATACCTTTAACTTTTGGTGCTTTACTAGCAGCGAATTTAGGTAGATTAGATATAAAACATGATAATTCCAACGGTAGTATTACTAATCGTTCAGGAGATTTAACAATTGGAAACACAGCAGCAAATAGTGAGATAATATTAGATAGTACAAATGGTGTAAAAATATCTAATATTGCGGATAATAGCAACACTGGATACAAAACAGTAGTAGTTGACACCTCTACTGGACAGTTATATAGAACTGGATCCTATGGTGGTGGAGGTGGTGGCGGCGGTGCTGGAATATTTATTCAAACAGGTTCATATTATGCTACAACAAATGATTTACAAGTAACAGGCTCATTAACTGCAGAAGGATTAAATGTAACCAGCGCAATATCAGCATCCATGGGAGCTGCTCCTTACATGAAATTAAATCTAGAAAGACAACTTTTTGGTGACACTGACGGAAATTCTAATGGTGCAACATTTGTGTTAGATCAGAACTCAGGTTTTGCTGTAGGATCGCCGATTATATCTTTAGATGGTGCAGTGACAATTAATGACTCAAGCAACAACTACGACTTTAGAGTTGAATCTAACGGCAACGCTAATATGTTGTTTGTAGATGCCGGAACTAATAGAGTTGGTATAGGAACTAATAGTCCAACTGAAGCACTTGACGTAACTGGAAATATTGTTGCAAGTGGTGAAATGGAATGTACTAAGTTTGTAGCTAATGCAGCAGGAGGTTTTGAGTTTGAAATAGACGGAGACAATCAATTCAACATGATACACAATTTTGCTAACAGGTCAATGTTTTTTACAACTGCAGCTGGTACTGGTACTATAAATTTTGGAACTAATGCTCAAAACTCACAGGTTAGTATAACATCTGCTGGAAATTTAAATGTTGTTAATGATCTAACTGTTGGTGGAAGCGTAACTACAGGTGCTATAACAGCATCAGGCGATATAAGTTGTAGTTTCCAAGAATCAACAATAACTGCAACAACAGGATCATTTAATCACATTATTACAGATGGTGAAACATTAGAATTTAGAGATGCCACTACAAGAGCAAAAGTAGGAGCTTTAAAATTTGATGCAACTAATGGATTAGAAGTAAAAGATAGTGCGGGTAATGAAGGAAAATTAAAAACCAAAGAATTAAACATTCCATCTGGAGGTAGTATGATAATAGATGCAAGTCAAATTAATTTTAATAGTTTACCAACTTCAGACCCAGGAGTAGCAGGACGATTATGGAGAGATTCAAGAGATGGTAAAATCGTTGTATCTGGTTAATAATATTATAATTTGGATACCTAAAAAAAACATTTTACATTTATCAACAATAAATTACATTTTTAACAAATTAACCGATATTTATAACCATGGAAAAAAAAATAGTTTTAGACAAAAAAGAAATTAGTAAATTAAAAGAATTAAGACAAAATTTCACCAATTTAACAAATACTTTAGGAAATTTAGAAATTCAAATAATGAATTTAAACATACAAAAAGAATCTCTAAAAGAAACACTTTTAAATTTACAAAAAGAAGAAATAGTTTTAGCAAAAGAATTAGAAACTAAGTATGGAGAAGGATCCATTTCTTTAGATTCTGGTGAATTTTTACCCATAAAATAGATTTTTAAAAAATTTTGACATATTTATCATAAAAATAACACACAATGGCAGAAACATTAATTTCCCCTGGGGTATTAGCAAGAGAGCAAGATCAATCCCAAATCACCTCACAACCTGTACAAGCGGGAGCAGCAATTATAGGTCCAACAGTATTAGGCCCAGTAGAAAGACCAACTTTGGTTACTACTTTTTCCGAATATTTAGCTACTTTTGGTGGTGCTTTGCAGAGTGGTTCAGATGAATACTCATACTTTACAAGTATTTCAGCATTTAATTATTTCCAAGGTGGAGGTACTTCATTAATAGTAACTAGAGTAGTATCAGGTTCATATTCTGCTGCTACATCATCATTTATTTCAGGTTCAAATGCACCAGCACTTGCTGCGGGTACTGCTTTTACATTAGAAACAATTGGTTCTGGAACTATAATGAATAGTACTAGTACATTAACTTCAAAAGGAGCTTTACCAAGTGGTAGTTCTAATAATGTTAGATGGGAAATAACAACACCAGATACATCATCAGGAACATTTACACTTTTAGTTAGAAGAGGAGATGATAATACAAAATCAAAAAGAGTATTAGAATCTTACACAAACTTATCATTGGATCCAAAATCTTCAGGATACATAGCTAGAGTAATTGGCGATCAAACGACTACATTACTAGGTAGTGGAACAGCAGAACCTTACTTACAACAATCAGGTAATTTTCCTAACGCTTCAAGGTATATAAGAGTAAAATCAGTAGATAAAAAAACACCAGATTATTTAGATAATGATGGAAATGCAAAATCTCAATATACAGCTTCAATTCCAATCGCTTCTGCAGGTACATTTGGAGATGCTGAAGGTGGTATTAAAGCCGGAGCTAATTTTTATGATACTATAAACTCTACAAACACACAAGGATTAGTAGAAGCAAATTATACAGATGCAATTAATTTATTAGCAAATAAAGATGAATTTAAATACAATATTATCACAGTACCAGGTTTAGTTTATGTTGATTATCCAACACCTTTAAACTCATTAATTGATAATACAGCAACTAGAGGAGATGCTATAGTAATAGCAGATACTGTAAATTATGGAGCTTCAATTACAAATGTAATTTCAACAGCAGCAAGTATAGATTCATCATATACAGCAACATATTGGCCATGGTGTCAAATTACTGACCCAAGCACAGGACAATTAGCATGGGTTCCAGCTTCAACATTAATACCAGGAGTATATGCAGCTAATGATGCTTCAGCAGAAACTTGGTTTGCACCCGCAGGTATTAATAGAGGTGGATTAGGAGTAGTAAGACAAGCAGAAAGAAAATTAACACAAACAAATAGAGATAGTCTATATGTAGGAAAAGTTAATCCAATAGCTACATTCCCTGGAAGAGGAGTAGTAGTATTTGGCCAAAAAACACTACAAACAAGAGCAAGTGCTTTAGATAGAGTAAATGTTAGAAGATTATTAATTAGTCTAAAATCATTTATTTCACAAGTAGCAGATAATTTAGTATTTGAACAAAATACAGCAGCTACTAGAAATAATTTCTTAGGACAAGTAAATCCATTTTTAGAAAGTGTACAACAAAGACAAGGATTATTTGCTTTTAAAGTAGTAATGGATGATAGTAACAACACACCAGATGTTATTGATAGGAATCAATTAGTGGGTCAAATATTTGTTCAACCTACAAAAACAGCAGAATTTATATACCTAGATTTCAACATTTTACCAACAGGAGCTACTTTCCCGGCATAAAAACATAGAAATTAGATATTTATAATAGAATTAAAAGATAAAACAAAATGGCAGTATTAAATCCCAACGAAATATTTTTCACAGCATTTGAACCAAAACAAGCTAATAGGTTTATTATGTATGTAGATGGAATTCCATCATATATGATAAAAGAAGTAGGTGAAGTGAAAATATCACAAGAAATAGTAACTTTAAATCACATCAATGTTGAGAGAAAAGTTAAAGGTAAATCAAAATGGGAAAATTTAAGTATGACTCTTTATGATCCAATCACACCATCAGGTGCTCAAGCGGTAATGGAGTGGGTAAGACTACATCATGAATCTGTAACAGGTAGAGATGGTTATTCTGATTTTTATAAGAAAGATTTAACAATCAACGTTCTAGGTCCAGTAGGTGACGTAGTATCAGAATGGGTAATTAAAGGCGCATTTATAGTAGATGCAGGATTTAAAGGATTTAACTGGGATACAGGTGCTGAAGCTCAAACTATTGCTTTAACAATATCAATGGATTATGCAGTACTAAACTTTTAAAAAAAAATATCAAATATTACAAAAAATAGCTTGGCTCATGTCAAGCTTTTTTGTATTTTTAATATGTATTACTAGAATTAAAGTTATTAATAAATAAAAGATATGGAAGAAAAAAAACTGAAGTTTCCTACCGAAACGATAGACCTACCTTCAAAGGGTCTAATTTACCCTAAAGATAACAATTTATCAAGTGGAAAAGTAGAAATGAAATACATGACTGCTAAGGAAGAAGATATACTAACTAATCAATCATACATCGAAGCTGGCACGGTATTAGACAAGTTACTGCAATCACTCATAGTCTCCGACATAGTGTATAATGATTTAATTACTGGCGATAAAAACGCATTGCTTATAGCTGCTAGAGTTTTAGGATATGGTAAAGATTACAAATTTGAATATAAAGGAGAAGAAGTAGAAGTTGACTTAAGTGAAATTGATAATAAAGAATTTGATGAAGATTCAATTAAAAAAGGTGAAAATAGATTTCCATTTACTTTACCAAATTCCAAAACTGAAATTGAATATAAAATTCTAACAGCAAATGATGAGAAAAAAATTGCTGCCGAAATTAAAGGTTTAAAGAAAATTAACAAAAACGCAAACCCAGAACTATCTACAAGATTAAAATACATGATTGTATCTGTAGATAAAGATGAAGAAAAAAAATCAATAAGAGAGTTTGTTGATAATTATTTTCTAGCTATGGATTCAAGAGCGCTTAGAAAACATATAGCAAATACACAACCAGATGTTGAATTAACAATACCAGTAGAGACTAGTGGTGGCACGGAGGACATCACTATTCCTATTAATCTTAACTTTTTTTGGCCTGACGCAGAGGTATAGATTCGAATTATTTAATCAAATCCATGAGATAGTATTCCATGGAAAAGGAGGTTATGACTTCCACACTATATACACTATGCCTATATGGTTGCGCAACTTTACATTTTCTAAAATGAAAGAATTTTTTGAAAAAGAAGCAGCTGATTATAAAAAGGCACAATCTAATGGTAAAGGTACATCTACTGTTATTGACACAGATGGTATGGTTCAAACCCCATCTTTTATGGAAAAAGGTAATGCTTCTAAACCGGCCTATTCAACAAAACGGGCTAAAAACTAGATTTTTTAATATTTATAATCAAATATTCCAAAAATGGCCGATGGACTAAATAAAAATCTAAATAATGCTAATAAATCTGCTAAAGATTTAAAAGGCAATATGGATGGAGCTTCCGACTCTGCTAAATCTGCAGCTGATAATATGGGTAGGTTTAACGATTCAGTTAATGACTCAGCTGAATCTTTCAATGATTATAGAGACACTCTTCGTTCTATATCTGCTGAATTAGGCAATCAAATTAATAACGTAAAAGATGTAAAAAAAGAGTATAATAAACTCGATTCTATAGCAAGAAAACTTTCTGATCAAGAAGTTGGCATAAACAGGTTAAAAGATAGTCAATTAGACAAATTAAAACAAAATGCTGCTTCATCAGTTGAAGAACTTAAAAATAGAACTAATGCTCTACAAGTAGAAAAACTTACAGCAAGTACAGGTAAAGAATTAATGAGTTTAAGTGGTGCGGCATTTGAAACCACCCTTAAATCTATAGCAGCTAAAAAGAAACTTTCAAAAGAAGAAGTTACTTTAATTAGAGCAGCTAAACAGAATTTCCAAATAGAGCAAGAGTTATTAGATAAAATAGAAGAAGAAGTAGATATTCGTAAAGAATCTAATAGGTTGATGGGTATAGGGGGAGGATTGATGAAAGGTTTAAATCAATTAGGAGGAAAATTTGCATCATCTTTAGGACTAGAGAAAGTAACATCTGACATGCAAGAAATGGCAGATGCCATTGCACGAGGGACAAAATCCTCAGGTGCTCTGGGAGGTAAAATGAAAGTTTTAGGTGTTGGTGTAAAATCAGCATTTACAAATATTGGAGGTTCATTAATGGATCCCACAGTAATATTTGGAGCTTTAATTAAAGGATTTAATGATGTAGACAAAGCAGCAACTGATTTTGCAAGACAAACGGGACAAGACCTTAATGGTGTCGAAGCTTCTCTTGCAACTGCTAATATGGGTTATGTTAATATGGCTGATTACATTAAAGCAGCTACAGCATTAACCTCAGAATTAAAAATGAGTGCTACTGATATATTTTCTTCAGAAGATATTTTAGAAGTAGCTCAAATGACAGATGAAATGGGCATGGCAGGTAAAGCAGCTGCTAACTTGGCCAAATTATCTAAATTAAATGGAACATCTGTTAGAGAAAATAATGAATCTATAATACAGGGAGTTAATAGTTTTAATAAACAAAATGGTGCTGCTATAAATAGTAGAAAAGTACTAGATGACATTGCTAATACATCACAAGGTGTATTAACTAAATTTGCGGGCATGCCTGGAAAATTAACAGAAGCTGCATCAGCCGCTGCTGGTATAGGAATGAGCCTAGAGCAAGTAGATAAAATAGCAGGAAGTTTACTTAATTTTGAACAGTCAATATCAGCAGAAATGGAAGCTGAGTTATTAACTGGAAAGAGTCTTAACTTAGAAAAAGCAAGAGAAGCTGCTTTAACTAATGATTTAGCTACAGTAGCTAAAGAAATGAGTAAACAAATAGGAACATCAGCAGATTTTGCTAAAATGAATCGCATTCAACAAGAAGCTACAGCAAAAGCTATGGGCATGACTAGTGATGAATTAGCTGGAATGTTGTTACAAGAAGACTTAAAAGCTGGTTTAAATGAAGATTCTTTAAATGCTGCTCAAAAACAAACTCTTGAATCCCAAAAGAACAGAATGGCACAAGAGCAAATAGCACAATCTATAGCTAAAATAGGCCAAGCATTTGCTCCTATAATTGGATTTATTGCTAAAATAGTATCAAATTCTAAGGTAATTTATGCCTTAATGGGTGTTGCTTTAGTAACTAAACTAGGTGGTCTTACAAGCATATTTGGTAAAATGGGCAAAGCATTTAGTGGTATTCAAGGTGCAGGTAAATCTATGATGGGGTTTTTTAATAAAAGTGAAGGTGGATTTAAAGGATTAATCTCCTCCGCTAAAAAATATGGAAATTCATTAACAGGTGCATTTAAAGGTACTGATGGGGAAGCTTCAGGTGCAAAAGATAAAATTTCAGGTTTAAAAGATAAAATTACAGATAAATTTAAAGATAAAGTAGATGATATTTCGGATTCTGCAGATAAGTCAAAAGGAATAGATGGAGATGCAGGTAAAGGAGTTAAGGAGTTTTTAAAGGGACTATCAGAAGGATTAAAATCTATGGCAAGTATGGAAGTTGTTGGAGGTGCTCTTGCTCTTATACCAGCAGCAATTGGTCTTACTGCTATGATCCCCGGATCAGTAGGTGCTTATTTAATATCAAAAGTAGATGGTGAAGGATTTAAAGAAGGACTAGTAGGAATCGCAGATGGTTTAAAAGAAATAGATGGTCAAGCAATGTTAGGTGGTTTAGCTTTAATACCAATAGCTTTAGGGCTTGCTGCTATGCTTCCTGGAGTAGTAGCAATTTTAGCAATTTCTGCAGTTGGGCCTCTAGCTGAAGCTGGATTTAAAGGATTAGGAAAAGGTTTAATGTTTTTTGGGGATAATTTTGGTAAAATTATTCAGGGATCGCTTGCATTAGGGATTGCTGGTTTGGCAGTTGCAGGTTCTTTTGCATTAGCTTTAATGATGATTAAAGATGTAGATCCTACACAAATGATAGCATTTGCGGGTTCATTAGCAATTTTTGGAACTACTGCAGCCTTATTAGGTAGTTTTAGTAGTCTAATAATTCAAGGAGCACTAGCATTAGGAATATTAGGTTTAGCATTAATCCCAGCAGCATTTGCATTTAATTTAATATCTGGTGTAGATGTAAACAGTATGATTGCATTTTCTATAGCATTACCTTTATTAGCGTTAGCGGCAGCAGGTTTAGGATTTATAGCACCTTTTATTTTAGCAGGGTCATTAGCAATAGCAGCATTAGGTTTAGCCATAATACCAGCTGCAATGGCATTTGGGATGTTAGCAGGTTCTGGATTCACAGACCAAATAGATTCTCTTTCACAATTAGCTGTATTAGGTTCTGGACTATTTGGAGTAGGAGCAGGTTTAATAAGTATTGCAGCTGGATTAGGAGCAATGTCATTAGCTGGATTATTAGCTATGCCTACTTTATTAGCATTAACCGCTTTAGGAGCAGTTTCAGGAGGGTTAGGTTCAATATTTGGAGGAGCTGAAGAAACAGATAATGGAAACCAGGATTCTGCACTATCTGAAAAATTAGACCAAGTAAATAATAACATTCTTAAATTAATATCAGTTGTAGAAGCTGGTGGAGATGTTATCATGGATGGGGCAGTCGTAGGAAAAACAGTATCTATGGCGAGTTCTAAAATTGGTTAATATTTATAATAAACATTAAAACAAATATTATGTCTGGATTATTAAATAAATTAACAAGTGAAGGATCAGGTTTTACCAAATTATCAGGTGGAGATGGTCAAATTAATGTGGGTGCAACCCAACAATCAAAATTACATGCTTTTGGAAACCAAGCAGGTTATTCTGTAGATGGAGCTTTTACAGGTGAAGTAAATGATGCTTTTAACGCCTATGATGATGGTGTAATTAACCAATTACCTCAACCATCAGGATTAGATTTAAATGGTGTACCACCTGCATCTTCAAACTCAGATGGAGGAGTACCTGCTATTAATTCAACTTTTTCTAAAGGAGCATATAAAAACAATCTCCCAGAAGGAAGAAGTTTTTAGTGAATGCCATTACTAGACTTTAAAACTGATCTAAAGTCCTTAAAATTTGGAAATGATAGACCTGATGGTGGTTCAAGTAACCAACCATTTGTAAAAAAAGAAATTCCAGATGATAGGAAACCCGCTGTTATTTCAGACGGAGGGCCAGATTTTATTTTAAGAGGTGGTGTTTTAGCCCCTATTAGAGCAGTAGATGATGCTATAAGGACTACTAAATTATTTTTAGATACTCCCCAAGGTCTTCTATTTACTGCAAAAATGAACCTCCTATCTAGGATGGCTCCAAAAACAATAGCTGCTCAAGGAGCAGGATATGCAGGAGGTAATATTAACCAAGGTGCATATTTACCTACATCTACTATAGCTCAAACAGGATTAGGATATAGTGGTACTCATACTAATACATTTGGTTTAAATCCTTTTTCACCCGGAGATCAAAACCCATCTTTAGCAAAACAGTTAGCATCTGGTGGATTAGTTAGATATGAAAGTGCAATTTTAGGTATTAGTGGTAATGGAGAAAGATTATTAGGAGGTCTTACATCTCCTTTATCTGGGCTTTACGATGATAAAATACTATTAAAATCACCAGACCCTAATATACTATCATATTCAGGAGGACCTGGGGCACATTTAGGAATAGGTAATACTAATATTAAATTTTCTACTATAAGTCTAGGTCAGAATAGGACAGGTATTAATAATCCCCTATATGTAGATAATTATACTTTCTTTATTGAGGGTACTAAAAAAAGTGTTTTAACATCAGATGATATAATTTTAAGCACTTTTTCAAATAAAGAACCACTTGGAAAAACAGACTATAAACAACTATTAAATGCTGGTGATGATTTTGATGCTAATATTACTAATGATGGAGGAATAACCTGGGATAATCTATCAGGACAAAGGGTGTACAAGGCAAAAACATTAGAACCTAATTTACCTTTTATAACTGCATCTAAATCAAAAAAATTAAGTGATACTGAAGCCTCTGATTTTACAAACCCTCAAGGTACTAATTATGTAGACATTGCTGGATTTGGGGGTAATAATGGTAACTATACCGATGATCTTAGTAGTGATGGTGATAAAACCTGGGTAAATACCTCAATAAATCAGATATATGAATCCGGGTCATTAGAACCTAATACATCCCCTGATTTTTTATTAGCAAATTCTAAAAGTTTAAGTGACACTGAAGCCTCTGATTTTAAAAACCCTCAAGGTACTAACTATACAAATATTGTTGGGTTTGGAGGTAATAATGGTGCTTATGCTGATGACCTTAGCAGTGATAGTGATAAAACCTGGGTAAATACCTCAATAAACCAAGTATACAAATCAGGGTCATTAGAATTTTTTAGTGGTGGGGTAACTACATCATCTAAAAATCAAACTACTGAAGATTGGATTAACCCATCAGTACAATTAAAAACCCCTACGGGTCCTACTAATTACGCTGAGTTATTAGGTGAAAGTGGAAATACATTAGATCCTGATGTAACTAGTGATAGTGGGGTTGCATGGAATGAACCTAGTCATAACTCTACAACAGTAGGAGCAGGATCAACAGCTTTAAAATTTAACAGTAATGCTGTAGAAGTTACTAATCGATATAAAAATATTCAATTCACCAGCACACAAGATGCATCATCCCCATTAACAGATTTTAGAGATTTACCTATACCTCTATTAGCTCCTATTTCTAATGGTTTTAATCAGTTAAATAATGTAGTAGGCACAATGCAAGTTAATTTTTCAATAAATGCTGGAGTTGGGCAAAGTGTTTATAATAATGGCATTGCATTTGGTCAAGACGCATCAGATGCTATTGAAACTAATGTAGAATTTATAAAGGAAACAGGAAATGGAGTTGCTACATGGACTCAAGGTGATTTTGAATCATTAACCGAGAGTGACTTACACCCCCAAACTCAAGCAATAAGAGATTTTAGAGAAGATATATTAGAATTAGATCTTCCCGCTGACTCAACTAAAAAAGTATTATCTAGGTTTAATGGAGATTATAGTGCAAAAAGAATAGATATAAGAACTAATGTTGGTGACCCAGGTGCTAGAAGAAATATTCAGAATTATTCTGTAGGAGGTCAACAAGCATTAGATAAAATAACAGCTTCCCCAATTTATAGTGGAGCCCAAGCTACTCATGCTGGAGAAAAAAACGATTTAGTAAAATTTAGTATTGGTTATATTAATAATAATAATAGTGGAACTTCTAATTTTATGAATTTTAGAGCTTATATTGATTCTTTTGAAGATGCCTACACTGCAGATTGGGGTGAAACTCAATATGCGGGAAGAGCTGATAAATTTTACAATTATAAAGGATTTGGTAGAAGTATTAGTATGGGATTTAAAGTGTATGCTACTTCAAAACCAGAATTAATTCCAATGTATAAAAAACTAAACTTTTTAGCCTCAGGTTTGGCCCCAACCTATTCAGGTGGTGGGTTTATGCAAGGTAATTTATCAAGAATAACAGTTGGTGGTTATTTATTCAATCAGCTTGGATTCATTAAATCTCTTACGTATACTATACCTCAATCAAGTACATGGGAAATAGGGTTAGATAGTAATGGAGGATTAGATAGTAGTGTTAAAGAATTACCACATATGATAGAAGTAACAGGATTTACATTCCAACCAATACAAGAATTTGTACCTCGAATTGGAAACCCAAATGATTTAGGGAATACTCCTTATATAGCACTTAGTAATGGAGGAAATACAAACTATTAAAAATGGATAGATATTCAAATATAGAAATTTTAAAAAATATTAGTTATGGGGCAGATGTTACTGTAGGTACTCAATATTATGCTACCACAAAATACCCAGAAATTCCATTAAGTGAAAATGATATTTATGTTATAACAGATTTTGGTGATAGATTAGATCTATTATCAAATCAATTTTACCAAGATATTACTTTATATTGGATAATAGCTATTGCAAATCCTAATAAACTTAATTTAGGTTCTATTAATATACCCCCAGGTACTCAATTAAGAATCCCAACTGACATAGTTGGTGTATTACAAAGTTATAATTTATTAAATGCACAGTAATGAGTATAATAGGCGAAGGATTTTCCGATTGGATGAAAAAACAAGTAGAAGTTCGACAAAGAACTTTAGGATCAGGTTTAGTAGATAATAAAAGAAATATATCATCAGCAAATACGGATTCTATTTCCCCTTTTTTAAACTCATCACCTTGGATTAGAATGGCTAGTTCTGTTGACTTAGTTCAATATAACGAAACAGAGAAAAAAGAATCCTCAGTACCTAAAAGTACTAAAACAGTATTAGATCTTTTTAAGTCCCAAGATGAATTTTCTAGTTATATTAATTCTTTTGAGGGTAGTGGATTAGCTAAAAATTTTGTGCTACATAATGGAGTAATGGCTGTGCCCAACCCATCAGCAACAATACCTGTAGCAGGAAATCAATATTCAGGTTTAAATGATAAAGCATTTAACTCTAATAGTACAGTAAATACTGGTAATATTTTTGGAGGTACTTATGGATTTGGTTCTTCTGTAACATTGCAAGATGGACAAGGTCCAGTTCCTATGCCTGGAATAACATCAGTTTCTTTTAGTTACCAAAATGATGGTGCCCTATCTAAGGCATCAGTACAAATAAAGGCATATAGTCAATTCCAATTCCAACTAATAGATGTATTATTTCAAAGACCTGGGTATACTGTATTATTAGAATTTGGACATACTACTTTTTTAGATAATTTTGGAAATACTCAATATGCAGGTCAAGGTGAATATGCAACAACATCTCCTTTTAATAAAATGTGGGAAGGTTCTTTACCACAATATAAAATAGCATCTGAAATTGCAAAAGAAAAACAAAAATGGTGTGGAAATTATGAAGGTAATTTTATGAAAATTTCTAAATTTAATTGGAAATTTAATCCTGATGGAACCTATGATATAACTTGTAATTTAGTAGGATGTGGTGATGTAATTAATTCGTTAAAACTGAATACAGCTCCCAACAATCAATTACAATTAAAAGCAGAATCCGGTCAAGCCGCTAACGAAGAACAAAGAGAAGCTGCAGGTGAAGATGGAGTAGTAATAGTATCAGAAGCTATAGCTTCAAGTTTAAATTATGCTTTATATAGAGTATATATGACACAACAAATAGCTCAAGGAATTAATACTGGTTATGGAGCTTGGGCTAATTTTGTAAATTTTTTCTCAAGTCCTTTTGCTAATATAAAAATAGCAGAGGCTATTATCCCAGATTTTCCAACCCCTAATTTTTCAATTATAAATAATGATGGTTCAATAGGAACATATAACCCTAAAAAAGATCAAAATAACCCACAAAGGATATTCACAAGTTTTAAATATAATAAAAAGGGAATTACAATAAAGGGTGGTACTATGTCTGTTAAAAATGCAACAGGTTCAACTTCAAGTACATATACCCCCCAAACATATATTACTTTTGGACATTTAATGGCTTTATTATTAACTAATTGTAATCTTGTAGATTCTAATAATATCCCATTAACTTACCTAAATATGAATTTTCAAAATTTAGATGAAGATAGTATTTTAGTAAAAACCTTTCCTGGTCATTTTTCTGCAGATCCTAATATATGTGTTATCCCTCCAACAGTGATTAATAAAGATGTATCAGATGGTGCATTTCAAAGACAAGAAAAAATAGGTAATTATGATTTTGTTAAAGCAATGGCAGTTCCTGAAATTGCAAAATTTGCAGTAGAAGGTGAACCTGAAAAAGGTAGATTAGCATGTGTATATTTAGACATTAATTTTATAGCGAGTATATTAAAAAATAATAAAGATAAAGAAGACCAAAGTATATCAGTCCTTTCATTCCTCCAGGGAATATTATCAGGAATAAATGAGGCTTTAGGAGGTATAAATAATTTTAGAGTATTATTTAATGAAAATACTCATATGATTGATATTGTAAATCAAGTTCCTTTTAATGACAAAGAAACTGACAAAACCCAACCTAATTTAACTACTATAAATACTTTTGGGTTAACCCCAGGACAAGGATGTTTTATTACTGATTTAAGTTTAAAAGCAGAATTAACTGATAAATTTGCAGCTCAAATATCAATAGGAGCTCAAAATAATGGGAATACAAATGGAACTAATGCAGGTTCGTTTTCATCATATAATTATGGTTTAATTGACAGAATAACTCCAATTAAAAAACAAGTTAAAGAAGGAGATGCAGTTAAAGATCCCCCAGAGAAAAAAAATACATTTACCCCAGACCCAGACCCAATTGGTACTATTTTTAGTGATAAAGTTTCAGAAGTTTTATATGAAGTATATGAAGATTTTGAATTTACATCTGAGTATGTTAGCACTTTAAAAAATATACAAAGTGATTACTGTAATGCAGTTATGGGACATAAGGCATCTGGAAAAACAACACCTGATGGTAAAGCAACAGCAGCAGCACCATTTTTTTTACCATTTAATTTAGGTTTAACCATGCATGGAATATCAGGTATGAGAATTTTTCAATCTTTTAAAACAGATGGAAAAGTTTTACCTTATACCTACAAAAGTGATAATGTTCAATTAATCATTAAAAGTTATAGCCATAAAGTAGATGTTGGTGGGTGGGAAACTAGCATTGAAACTATGACAAAACCTATAATGGGACCTATAGGTAAAAACCAATCAAATCCTCCACAAAATACTAGTACAACAGGAACTGCAGGTTCAAGTAATTCATCAACATCAACTTCAGCCCCAGTAACAGATGAAGGAACATACACACCAGACCCAAATGGTACTATAACTAGTGGTTACCCATTAAATAAAATTTATTATGATGGGCCTACAAATAAAACACAAATTTATCTCCACCACACAGCAGGAAGACAGAATATTAAAAATACAGTTCATGGTTGGAATAATAGAACTGATCATGTTGCTACTCATTATATAACAAACAATGCAGGAGAAAAAGAACAATTATTTGTAGATGAAGCATGGGCTAACCATTTAGGATTACCTGGATCTACATTTAAAAAATTCGGGGTTTCTTACCAAAATTTAAATAAAGTAAGTTTAGGTATTGAATTACAAGCAGCTGGAGGATTAAAGAAACAATCAAATGGTACATACCAAACATGGTTTAAACAAAATCTCCCATTATCTAAGGTAGCAAGACCAGTAGATAAAAATGGTCGTTTTACAGAATATAAAGGATACCAATATTATGAAAAATATTCAAATGCTCAAATTAATAATATAAGACAAATAGTAACAGGATGGATGAGTAAATATGGTATTCCTTATACATTTAATTATGATGAATTATTTACATTAAATAAAGTACCATTAACTGGTAAGCCTGGTATTTATACACA